GCGATGCGGCCTGCGCGGTTTCGGTTAGCTGCGCAAACGCCGGGTTGAGCGCCATCAGCGCGGCGAACATTTTCTGGCCCGCGTCGGTGCTGAGGTCTTGCGCCTCGATCAGCGCGCGGAATTCGTCGCGCGTGGTCGGCAGTGTCTGGCCCAGCTTGGCCATTTGCTCGGTCAACTGGCGTTGCAGGGTGGCGTGTTTTTCGGCGTCCGAGTAATAGGCGTCGTAGTAGGACGAGGTGAGCGCGGCGAATGCATCTTTGCCGCCAAACTGATCGACCACCTTGCTGGCCAGGTCGCCGCCGGCCAGCGAGGTTTCCATCATCGTCAGGCCCAGCGTGTCGAAAACGCCGTTGACGGTCTTGAGGCTGGTGGCCAGGCGGGCCAGCGTGTCGATGGCTTTTTCGCCCTCGCGCTGGTATTCGGACGGCGCATAGGTGCGCGTGGTTTGCGTGCTCTCGGTGGTGACGTTGGCCCAGCCTGCGTCACCGCCGATCAGCGTCCAGATGGTCTGCTTGACGGTTTCGGTCGTCTCCGTCCACGTGCCCAGAATCTGCTGCGCCAGTTCATCAGAGCCAGCGGCCAGGGCTTCGGTGACGCGCTGCATGACCTTGGCCATGTAGCCCTCGGCGTTGGGGTCGCCCAGGTCTTTCAGCTTGAGGTTGACGGTGTACGTAAAGCCCGAAATCTTGTCGGTGGCCAGGCCCAGCGTCTGCGCGTAGTCGGTGACGGCGGCTTCTTGCGCTTTCCAGGCGTCACGCAGGGCTTTGAGGGTGCCGCTGTCGAGCGGGGTGTCCTCGGTTTTGCTGGAGCGGAACAGGCCGCCACGGTAGTAGTCGTGCCAGGTGCCTTCGAAGCCGGACGCGCCGCCGAAGGTGCCTTGCAGGTTGTGTTGTCCGTGTTTGCGGCCGAAGGCGCCGGAACCCACCAGCGCCAGCAGGGGCAGCAGCGCCGGGGCAGCAGCGCCGGCCAGCGCACCCAGGCCCGATCCGATCTGGCCGGCCCCCAGCATGGACATGGCGCCGCCGAACGTGGAACCGATGTTGCCGGCCAGTACGTTGGTCAGGCCCCAGCTGGCCGAGGTGCCGAAGGCGCCAACGCCGCCCAGCAGGCTGGAACCCAGGCTCAGCGCGTTGCTGGCCTGGCCAACGCCGCCCTGCCCCGCCGATGCATTGCCCCCCATCAGCGCCGCCATGCCGCCCGCCACCGGCGCCAGCGTGGCCTGGATGACAGGACGCAGCACCAGCGTCTTGAACATGTTCAAGAGCGTGTCGCGGAAGTTCTTGGCGAAGTCCTTGCCGCTTTCAAAGCCGCGCAGCAGGGCGTCGGTGAGGGATTGGTTGATCTGGTCGGACGTGCGGGCCCAGTCTTCTTGCACGACGCGGGCGACGGCGGCGGATTTGTCCTTGGCGGCGGCGGCGGTGGCTTCGGTGATGAGGGCTTGCTTCTGGGCGTCGTCCAGGCCGGACTTGTTGATGCGGTCGATTTCGCGGGTGAGCTTCAGTTCGACCTCGCGCGCGGCGGTGATCTTGGCGCGCTCCAGCGCGGTGAGGCCGCTGAGTTGCTGTTCGTCGGCGTACAGGCGGGCGCGCTCTTCGGCCTGGCGGCTCCATTCCTGGATTTCCTGGTTGAGCTGCTTGAAGGCCTGGTCCTTGGTGGCGTCGACCATGTGCTGGCGCGCGTCGACCACGGCCTGCAGCGCCTTGACATAGCCGGGGATGAAGCTGTCGCTGGCGTCGGCCATGGCCAGCATTTCCTTGGCTTGGGCCAGCCGGTACTCTTCGACGGCGACCTTGCCCTTGCCCCACATGCTGTTGGCGGCGTCCAGTTCGGCGGCCTGTTTTTCGATGCCGTCGGCGGTCTTCCAGGTGTCGGCGACGAGGCGTTCGTTGGCTTCGCGTGCTTCCTGCAGGGCCTTGGCGCGGCGCTCTTCCACCTGGCGGGCTTTTTCGGCCTGCACCAGTTTTTGCGCTTCGGCCAGCGCGGCTTCTTTGTTGGAGCGGGCGACGCCCTTGATGCTGGTGGACAGCTGCTCCTGAATCTGCATGACCAGCTTTTCGCCGGCGGTCATCTTGGTGGCCTCGGCGCCGCGCTCTTGCAGGGCCTTGGTGTAGGCCTGCTCTTCGGCGATGAGGGCCTTGATGCGGGCGACTTCGTTTTCGCCGGGGGCGGCGGCGGTGCGCTTGCTGCCACCGCTACTGTCTTTGTAGCGGTCGCGGATGGCGGCTTCGGCCGCAGCGATGCGCTTGGGGTCGAGGAAGGCGCTGTCGGGGTTGGCAGCGCGGATTTTGTCGAGGTTGGCGCGGAACTCGGTGAGTTCCTTGTTCATGCGCTGGCCCTTGGTCAGCGCGCCGTCGAAGGCTTTGCCCACGGCGTCGATGGCATCGCGGGCGGCCTTGTCGCGGGCTTCGCGCTGCTGCTCGAACTTGGCGTTTTGCGCGGCGGCAGCGTTGACCTGGTTGATGTAGGCCAGCTCTTGCTGCGCCTTGCCGAGCAGCTCTCGCTTCACCCCTTCTGGGTTGAAGAAGCTGCGCATCTGGTCTATGAAGCCGGCGCTCTTGAAGGGCAGGCCGCTGTTGATTTCGTTGATGCGGCGCTGCGCGTCGGCGGCGCGCTCTTCGCCGGTCTGGTTGCCGGTGGCGGCGCGGGCGGCGCCGGCCACGGCGGCCCACATGTCGAGCGCCTTCTGGCGCCAGTAGTCGAGCGCCGTACCCAAGGCGCCCAGGTTGGCCTTGGCGCGGTCGACGGCGGGCTTGACGCCGTCGGCATAGGCGCCCATGGCGACGCGGGCGGCGTCGGTCTTGCGGCCCTGCTCTTCCAGCGCCTTGATCTGTTCGTACTGCGCGGCGGTCAGGAAGTCGGTTTCCTTGGCCAGCTTCTTGACGGCGTCGGCGGGTGCTTCGCCCAGTTCGCGGAAGAGCTTGGCGGTGTCGGCCACGGGCTTGCCGGCGGTGCGCTCCAGGTCTACCGCCAGCGTGGTGAACTTCTTCAGCTCGTCGCCCGACAGGGCGGCGCTGCTGGCGATTTCGGCCAGGGCGGTGGCGTTGGCGCTTTGGCTCCAGCCGGTGTTGAGGGCGCCGGCCATGGCGTACAGCTCGCCGGTGGTGTAGCCGATGGTGCGGCCGGCGGCGTCAACCTTGTCGCGCAGCGCGTCCATCTGGCTGTTGGCCAGGTAGACGACGCCGCCGACGGTGCCGATGGCGGCGGCGGCCAGGGTGAAGGGGTTGACCAGGCCGAGGGCGTAGGTGGCCACGCCCTGCAGGGCGGCGCTGATGCCGCCGAACTGGGTGGTGATTTGGCTGCCCTGCTGCAGCAGCACGGTCAGGGGGCGCTGGCCGCCCTGCAGGCTGATGACGACGTCCTGTATCTGGGCGGGCAGGCTGCGCATGGCGGCGCCGAGCTGGCCGGCGCTCATGGCGGTGCCCTGCATGCCTTTGGCGGCGGCCAGCTGCGCGGCTTCGCTGGCGCGCAGTTTGTCGATGTAGGGCTGGATTTGCTCGGTGGCCAGGCCCATCTGGCGCGCGCGGGCTTCGAAGTAGTTGGCGGTGTTGCGGCCGCCGGCTTCCATTTCGGCGCTGACGCGCTCGATTTGCTGGACCATGCGGCGCGTGTCGCGCTCGATCTTGTCGGCGGCGGCCTTGCCGCCTTCGCCGAACTTGTTGAAGCCGGTGGCGGCTTTTTCGCCGGCGCTGCTGGCGGCGTTGCCCAGCGATTCGAGCGAGTGGCGGGCGCGGCCGACGCCGGTTTCGACGCCGCTGGCGTCAAGGCTCAGCTCAATGGTGTCCTTGAGGTCGCTCATTGGTCGTCGTCGGCGGCGTAGGGTTGGTAGGTCGGGCTCAGCACGGCGGCTTCCATGATTTCGAGGTGCTGAACCAGTTCGAGCCAGTCGTCACGGTCGGGGCAGAGGCGGTCAACCAGGGGGTAGATGGCTTCCCACCGCAGGCCGAGCCGCTGCGGAGGCTCGCTGGCCATGGCTGGCATGGGCCAGAAATCCCAACGCGCCATGACGCGGCTGAAGAGCCGCCACGCGGCCTCGTTTTCGGGCCAGACGAGCAGCTGCTGCTGCTCGTAGTCGTCAAGTTCCCAGCCGGCTTCATGCGCTTCGCGCTCGGTGACGGGTGGCTCGATGAGGGCGCGCGCGACGGCGGTCAGTTTCCCAACTGGCCCTGGTAGACGGCTTTGTCGTAGGCCTTGATGAGGCGGTCGAGGGTGTCGCCAAAGCGGTCTTCGAGGTCTTCGAGGTTGGCAAGGTTGAAGTCGTCGGTGAGCGACCAGCCGGTGACGAATTCCATGGCGAGGCTGGCGTTGGCGGTGATGGCGCGGGCGACGGCTTCGTGCAGGCGCAAGGGCTGGCCGGTGGCGTCGGCGGCGGCCTTGATGCTGTCGGTGTCGGCGACGATGGCGTCAATGTGGCGCTGCTTCGCCAGGGACCAGGCGCGCTTGCCCTGGGCCTGGCAGGTGAATATGACTTCGACCGTGGTGCCGTCCAGCCGCTGCAGGGGGATGGGCAGGGGGAAGGTGACGGCCTGGCCGCCCAGGCTTTTGAGCTGGGTGAGTTGCTTGGCTTTTTCGGACATGGGAGGGGGTTCTTTCGCGGGGTGGGTGCATGCCCGTGCCCACCCCGGCCGCCCCGCGAAAGGGCGAACCGGGATGGGTCGGTGCTCGGGTGGTGGGCTGCGGCTTAGGCGCCGTAGCGGGTGGTGCGGCTGTTGCCGTTGATGGCGACCTTGACGACGGCGATGCCCTGGTCTTCGGTTTCGTCTTCGTTGAGGGCGACCTTTCCGGGGATCAGGCTGATGGCGCCGGAGCGCGCGCGGCGCTGGATGATGGTGTCGGACTGGGCCTCGGTGAGATCGCGCAGCGCGTTGTAGAACGGCGTGTCGATCATGTCGGCGTCCATGGACATGGTGCGCTTGATGGCGGTGAAGCCGTCGTTGATGGTGAATTCCTGGTCGGATTCGATGAACTTGACGTTCACCTCCTTCGGGTCGCCGCCGCTGGTGCTGTGGTTGAGGGTGCGGTCGCCCTGCACCCAGGTGGTGGCCTTGCGCACCGAGCCGGCCCCGCCGCCGGCGGGATAGAAGTCGGTGTTGGTGGTGCTGGCTTTCTCGAGCGTGAAGGCGTCGGCGGTGACGCCCTTGACGCGGAAGGCGCGCTTGTTGAGGCGCCCCCAGCCGGAGGTGATTTCGACGATGTCGCCGTTGGACAGGCCGTGCGCAGTGGCGCTGACCACGGCTTCGGCGGCGTTGGAGATGCCGCTGACGGTTTTTGCGGCAGAGAAGGCGGTGGCCACCGAAGTGATGGTCCCGGTCGGAGTGCGTGCCATTTGGCTTTTCCTTTCAACAATGAAAAAGGCCCGCGGGTGCGGGCCTGTGGGGTTGGCCCTGGCGGGCCGGGGGTGTTTCCGCCGGGAGGCGGTGAACTCGGGTCAGCGGGCGTGCAGGACGTTGAAGTCCTGGTGGCGCCCATGGATGCGGGTGTCTTCTTCGAAGACGGTGAGGGGGCCGCCGACGCGGCGGGCGGCGAACTGGGGGGCGGTGTGCATGGCGGCTTCGACCTGGCGCATGAGCTGTTCGGCGGCGATGAAGGTGGCGGCCCAGACGCTGAGCTGCACGCGGGGCAGTTCGTGGTCGGCCAGGGTGTCTTCGACGTAGTTGATGGGGGTGCCGCCGACGACGCTGTAGGTGATGCGCGGCAGCGCGGTGCTGTCGGCGGTGCCGGCGGGGTAGCAGCGGCCGGCGACCAGCGGCTGCAGCGCGGCGTAGAGGTATTCGCCCAGGGTCATGCGAGGGCCTTGCTGACGGCGAGCAGGAGGGTGTCGCGCGCGACTTGAACGGCCTGCTGGTGGGCGGCGGCGTAGCTGGGGCGCAGGAAGGGGCGCGGGGCCATGCGGCTGGTGCCGTATTCGACCATGTAGCCGTAGGGCACGCCGCCCGCCCTGCCCTTGCGCCAGCTGAGGCGGTAGACGGCGCGGGTGGCGGTGGAGTGGTCGTCGGCGTATTTCTGGTAGATGGCGCGCTTGAGGTCGCCGGGGTAGTACAGGTACTTTTGGCCCACGGCGCCGCCCTTGCTGCGGCGGCTGGTGAAGATGTGGGCTTCGGCGCTGACGGGGACGCGGGTGTGGACTTCGTCGTAGTAGACCTGCATGCCGCCCTGCGCGGCTTCTGCGCGAGGGGTCGAACTTGCAGGTGATCATTGCGTGCGCTCCAGCACCAGGTCAACAAAGCGGCGGCGGCCAACGTCGGGTTGCACGCTGACGATGGCCCAGGGCTGGCTGCCGACCAGCACGCGCATGTCGGGGGCGAGGTCATCGCGCCAGCGCAGGCGGCATGATGCACGCGACGTGGCGGTGGTCGCGTCGGCGCGGATGGCTTCCAGGCCAGACAGCACGCGAAAATCGGCCCATACCTGCGCCACATCCTCCCAGCCCTCGACGGGCTGGCCAGCGGCGTCCTGGCCTGCGGTGCGGCGCTGCAGTGTCACGCGGGTGTTAAGTCGACCGGCTTGCATCAATACACCTTGAACCGGTCAAGCAGCGAATCAGCGAAACGGTCAGACAGCGCGGCCACTGACACACCGGTCTGCACGCTCTCGCGATTCGCGTACAGCGTCCCGATGGTCAGCAGCAGCCATGCCTTGATGCCGTAGGGCACGGCGTCTTGCTGGGCGGCTTCATTGCCTGCGCTGTAGCCTGCGGTGTAGTTGATCCACACCGAACCCGATCCACCGCGCACGGTGGGCCATGTTTGGCCTGGCACCAGACAAACCTTGTCGCCAGCCAGTTCATAGACCGATGTCGCCAGCGTCTGCGTGGCGCCGTCTGCGTCCTTGTA